ACAACAATATCAGATGGTATTTATCGTGAGGGGCTAGATATACATGATTTAGTTAGTGGTATTTATAACAACAATCCATTTTTTAATCAAGCTAGAGATGCATTAAATGAGATGGGGGTGCAAGTAGCTTGGCATAGTGAACCCCCTTATTTATCTTATACAACTGATGATTTACAGATAATTGCCAATGGGGATCAAGGTGATCTTACCCACCTTTTAGGGCCAGAAGGGCTCACTGAATATAGGGGTGAAATGGATTTTATGGCAGCAATTAGGAATGAACATGTAGGATATAATTTACAGGGAGCAGGTGATGATGGGAGATATGATACAATAATTGAGCATATGGAAACCCTGCAAAGAGAATTACGGCAGAATGGTGTGCCGGCTCAGGCTCAACCTCTCACAAATATAGCAAATCCAATTGATTTTAGGCCAAATGCAGGAACAGATTATAGGGATGTTGCTAATTTACAAAATGAAACTTATGATTTGTTACCAGAAAATATTAGGACTAATTTACAGGATTTAAAGCAGTCTGAAGCAGCATTATTAGATAATTACGATATATCTGTGGAATGGGGAGAATTAGGGGGCCCTTTACGGTTTACAGTACAAGGAGAGGAAATACCTGCAGACGAAGTTATGAATTTCCATATTGATAATTACGAAATGGAAGAACCATTATTGGAATCGTTAAGCCATGAAATAAATCATTTTATAAATACCCATGAAACATGGCAGAACAATATGTCACAGTGGGATTTTGATTTTAATGCTGTGACTGCAAATGAAACTCCTAGAAGTATTGATTTAAAAGAAATAGATGGAATGGATGTAATATCATGGAAATTAACAGATAATAATGGTAATTTATTGGAAAAATTGAAGCCTTTAAAAGAAGGTGGCAAGTTATATTATGGAGCATTACCACCAGGTATATTGGCTGCCGGAGCAGCAAGCCAAGGACAGCAACAGTCATTATTGGAGTAACTATGGAGAGTGAAGAAAAAAAGGAAGTAAGAGAGGCCGAAAGGGCCAAGGAAATATTGGAAGACCCTCTTTTGCAAACTACTTTAGACAAAATGGAGTCGGAATATATTACAAAATGGAAAAATTCCCAGACAGGGGAAAAAGAGGAAAGAGATATACTATGGCAGTTAGTTTGGGCAATAGGAGAGTTCCGGTCACATCTATCTGTTATAATGCAAAGGGGTGAATTTCATAAAGAACGGCTTCAGAAATCCTTGAAGCGAAAACGTAATTAATCTTTTTTAAAAAGGAGCAACCATGGCAACAGGACTCCAACAGGCAGAAGAATCAATTCAGTCAGTGTTGGCCGGTGATCCAGCCGATAACCAGCAACAGATGGAATCCGATACTGCAGAGGAAGTTCAAGAAACAGCAGGAGCTGAATCAGAGACTCCCGAAGCAGAATTTACTGAGCAAGAGGAACAACAAGAAGTTACAGAACAGGAATCTTCGAATGATCAATATTATCCTATTAAGTTGGATGGTGAAGATATGGAGATCACCCTTGATGAAGCTTTACAAGGTTACCAACGGCAAAGTGATTACACAAAGAAAACTCAGGCACTTGCTAATGATCGTAAGCAAGTTGAAGCAGAGAAACAGGCTCTTTCACAGCAAAGGGAACACTATAAGCAAACTGTTGATAGGTTAGTTTCTGAACAACAATCTCAATCGGCTCAAGAACCAGATTGGGATCAGTTGTATGAAAATGACCCTCTGGAATGGATGAAACAAAAAGAACAGTTTCGTTCTAATAAAGAGAAATCGTTAGAGTTACAGCAAGAGCAATTCCGGTTGCAGCAAGAACAGCATCAGGAACAACAAGCTCAAATGCAGCAATTTTTAACACAACAACATGATGTTTTATTAAGTGCAATCCCAGAATGGAAGGATCCTGATGTGATGGCAAGGGAGAAAAACGAAATCAAGCATTATGCTCAGAGTATTGGGTATACTGTTGATGAAGTTAACCAAATCTATGATAGCAGAGCAGTATTAGCTTTAAGGTCAGGTATGAAAGCATCTGGGTTAACAAGTAAAGGTGCAGGAAAACTTAAACCTATTAGAGAAGCAATCCGACCTGTAAATCCTGGTTCGGCAGCCCAACAGCCAAGACAACATACTACTGTTTCAAAAGCCAAAATGAAACTGGCAAAGACAGGTAAAATGTCTGATGCCGAAAGTATTTTTAAACATCTGTTGTAAGAAAGGGAAAACAACATGGCGAAAGTAACAGAAGCTTTCGATACATATACCGCAAAGGGTATAAGGGAAGATCTTTCGGATGTGATATATAATATCTCTCCAGAAGAAACTCCTTTTGTATCTGCTGTTGGTAAACGTAGCGTTAGTAATACAAAATTTGAATGGCAGAAGGAAGCACTACCTGCAGTGGCTACTACGGCACAACTTGAAGGTAATGCAGTTGTAACAGCTGCCGCAACAAACACAACACGTTGTTCTAACCAATGTCAAATATTGGTAAGATCAGCCTCTGTAACAGGAACACAAGCTGCAATTAATCGTGCAGGTGTTTCCGATGCAATGGCACATCAGGTCGCTATAATTTCTAGGGCTCTGAAACGTGATGTTGAAACATTGGTACTTGGTAATTCAATAGTTAATACTGGGTCTGCAACTGCTGCTAGAACAACAGCAGGGTTGGCTTCTTATGTAGCAACTAACTGCCCAGTAACCCATTCTGGTAGTCCTAGCAACCCAACTGATCCACATGGAGGAACAGATGCTAGAGCAGAAGGTACTGATAGAGCTTTAACAGAAGCTTTATTAAAGGTTGTAATGAAAAGTTGCTGGGATAATTCCGGTGACCAACCAAGTATGATAATGTGTGGTTCTGCCCAAAAGCAGTTAATTAGTGGGTTTGCTGGTAGAGCAAGTGCAACATCAGTTGTAGCTTTACCTGGTAAGGCAGACGAAGTTAATGCCAATGTATCAGTATATATTGGTGACTTTGGAACATACACAGTCCATGCCAATCGTTTTCAACGAGCTGGTGATTGTTGGTTAATTAATCCTGAATTTGCCAAAGTGGCTCAACTGAGACCATTCGAAGTTGGCGAACTAGGGACAACTGGTGATGCGACTTCCAGGTTTATAACTTGGGAAGGTGGATTGCAAGTTGATAATGAAGCTGCACATGGTCTTGTAGCTGATGTTAATCCGTAACCTCTAAAAATTGGGCCTCTATAAATGGGGCCCTTTCCTTATGCCAAAAGCAACAACCGAATTAGGTACCGAACAAGGTGTTAAAACTAATGTTCATACTGAAGATGGAGATGGTACTTTCCATATAACAAAACAGCAGAATATCCAACCAACTCTTGATTATGCTAAAGCGTTAAGAGAAGCTCCAATCAATAGACATGATGAGACAAGAAAGGTTGCAGAAATACCCCCTGTAATTGCATCAGAACTTGCTAGGAAAGGTATTTTACAAGATAAGAAAAAACTATTACAATGGCTTGATAAACCAGAAAATAAACCATTTAGGACATGGGAAGGACATTTATCGTAAATGGCTATTTCAACAAAAGGTGAACTTAAAACTGCAGCAGCAAATTGGCTAAATCGTTCAGACCTGACAGACAGACTGGATGAGTTTATTGAATTAGCTGAAGCATCCTTGAATCGTAATTTACGAACAAGGGATATGTTAGTAAGAACAACAACAACTGCATCTGCTCAATATATTGGGTTACCGGCAGATTTTCTGGAAATGCAGAATATTGAATTGACCTCAACCAGCCCTCCTAAAAGGTTAATATATGCAACATCAGATAGATCAGATGACATAAGATGGCAGAAAGATAATACTACTGGTGTCCCAATTTATTATACTATTGAGGGTGATGCAATCCAACTGATGCCTACCCCGGATGCCGATTATACATTACAAATAAACTATTATAAAACTTTACCTGCAATGTCTGATTCTGGTGATAACTGGTTATTAGTTTCTCATCCAGATATTTATCTTTACTCAGTTTTAATGCAAGCCAGTCCATATTTAATGGATTCGGAATCGGCCCAGGTGTGGGATGGGTTGTTAGCAAGAGCAATGCAGGAATTACAGATGAGTGATGAAGCTAGTAAATATGCAGGTGGGACATTGAATATGAAAACTAAATATATTTATACATGAATGAAGTCTGGCTCCCGGAAACATCAGCAGGAAGGATTTTATATGGCCTGGATGATTCACTGTATGGCATGGGTTATTATGGTTCACTAGACTGGTATGATACCTCATCAGGCACTCAAACATATGCAATAAAATCGAATACATCTGTTAGTTACACAAATGGGACCAATACCTCAGTAACTTATACAAATCAAACATTAGGAACACAAACCTGGACTTAGTATGGCAAATACATTTACTGATAACTATAACTTAGTAAAAAGTGAAGTTGGAGGAGATAACCAATCATGGGGTAGCAATCTCCACACAACTTTAGGACTGATTGATACAGGTCTGGTAAAAGGTGTTGAGGATCAGATAATGTCTGGGATTACCTCAACTGCAATTGATTTAGCTGCATCAGGTTCAAATGGTATTATTTCCACTTCATCAAATTTAAAATATTTTCAGAATGTCCAAGTTGGGGACAAGATTAGAGTTTCTGGTTCTGCAGTTGATCCAGGTGCTGCAACAAATGGATCTGCTGCTGCTCCAGTTATACATACTGTTATTGCCAAAACCTCTGCTGATTCTATTACAGTTCAAACCCAACTGGTTAATGACAGCACTTCTACTATTACAGTTGCAAAAGTTCTGGAACCAGTTCATATCAATTCCGGCCCGATTGTTTGTGCTCCACTTACATCATTAAGTGCAGCAACTAGAACAGCAGGAGGAGTTGGACAAGCTGGAGCAGATACAACAGATGCACTTGTGGCAAATGGAGATGTTAATCTTGCTGCAAATGTAATCTTGGGTGCGTCTGGTTCTAATACAATTGAACCAAAAGGAACAATAAAAGCTGATTTAATCCCAGAAACAGATGGGACATATGATTTAGGATCTTCCACAAAACAATGGCAGGATCTTCATATAGATGGAACAGCAAATATTGATTCACTTGTTGCAGATACTGCTGATATTAATGGAGGAACAGTTGATGGTATTTCTTCACTATCTGTTTCTGCAGCCACTATCTCAATGTCAGGTTATACAATTGGGTCAAATGCAAAAAACAATCGGACTGTTAGTACAGGTGATCCAAGTGGGGGCAGTGATGGAGACATTCATTACAAGTATTAAATTATGTCATTACATATAAAAGATGGTGGTAGTTGGAGAACTGTTGACCAGCCTTTTGTTAATGTTGGGGGAACTTGGAAAACTGTCAGGGAAGTTCATATTAAACATGGAGGAACCTGGAGAAATATTCACACGACACCATATACGGAATATAATTTAAGTGATCCATCCCAGAATCATTACCTAAATTCTGGTGATACTGGTTTTTATGATATTCCTACAGGACAGGGTATAGCTTATGTTTGGGTATATGTAGAAGGACAAGCTGGAGGAGGAGGAGGGGGTGTATATACTCCAAATTATTGGCCCTGTTCTGGTGGCACCCTTAGTTATTCACAAACAAGTGTTACTGCAAATGGTGGGAATGGTGGACTAGGGGGAGCAATTACAGCAATTCACAGGGTTGTTGATGGGGATTATATTGATTGGCAAACATATGGTACTAGCAGTGGTATTGATGGTGGTGGTGGTTCAACATATGGGTTAAATGTATTCCCAATGGCAGCAAGTAACAGTTATCCATCCCCAGGGGCATATACTGCAGGTTCAGGTGAAAATGGGTTTATGACTCAATGTAATATCAGGAGTTCTGGTGGTACCTCAAAATCTCAATTATGGGCAGCAGGGGGTAGAGGTGGAGCCGGGGCCACAATAACTCTCAATTCTTCATGTACCAATGGAAGTAATCACCGGGGGTTTGATGTTTCAGCATCAAATGGGGCAGTCGGTGCTAATGGGCAAGCCTCAAATCAAGTTGTTGCTGGAAGTTGGTCACAGAGTTTAGTTGAGTCCGATGGTGATTTAGCTAGAGGTACAGGTGGAGCAGGTAGTTCAAATGGAGGGAATGCACAACAAGGTAGAGTAAGAATAAAATTATATTATCCAGATAAATATTAATGGCAAATCCAACAACAAATCTTTCAATTACATTACCAGTTCCTGGTTCAGAAGGATCTCGTGGTTCCTGGGGTGGTACTCTCAATGATGCAGTCCAATCACTTGATACTGCCATTGCAGAAAGAGGTGTGCCAGCAGGTGGAACAGATGACCAGATTCTAACCAAAAATGGAACTGATGACTATGCAACTGAATGGGCCAATAGATTAAGTTCAGTTGGTGTAGTTGGGACAGATGGAATTGAAGTTGATTCAGGATCACCAGTTACCACTTCAGGTAATATAACCCTGGGGATCAATAAAGCTACTTTACTCTCATTTATTTCAGCAGAGGATGGAGCAACTGGGGACCAAACTGCTGGTGAGATTAAGGTCCTTTATGAATCAAATTCAGATACTAATGCACTCACTGATGCCCTTAAAACTAAACTAGATGGGATTGAAGCTAGTGCCGATGTTACTGATGCAACCAATGTCAATGCAGCAGGTGGTATCATGCACACTGACATTCCAGATTCGGATACTGGCTTAGTTAAAAGAACAGGGTCTGAGACATATGATATTGACACCTCAACTTACTTAACTGCTAACCAGACAATCACAGCATCTGGTGATGCAACTGGTTCTGGTACAACATCACTTGCATTAACATTAGCTAATTCTGGGGTTACTGCAGGTTCATATGGTAATTCAGGTAATATACCTCAACTTACAATAGATGCAAAAGGTAGAATTACATCTGCATCAACAGCAGCATTTACAGGTGCAACTGAAGCAAATATCGTTGCCCTTTCAATTGCTTTAGGATGATATGGCAAACACATTTAGAATGACAAATGAGACTAATGTCTCAACAACAATAGAACCACTGTACACTGTCCCTAGTTCGACTACTACGATCATCTTAGGAATTATGATGAGTAACACTAGCACAGGAACTATTAAAGGGTCAGTGCAATTAGTATCAACAACAGCAACATCAGTAAATGGTGGTGCTGAGAATGCTAATGAATCAACACACCTGATAAAAGATGCACCGATTAACAATTCATCATCCCTGGAAATAATGGCAGGAAATAAAATAGTGATGCAGGTAGGAGATATTCTAAAAGCCAAATCCGATACAGCAACTGGTCTGGATATTATAATCAGTTACATGGAGATTACATAATGCCATATTTAGGTAAACAGTCTGAACAGGTTGGTGTTTCAATCCAGAAATATGAGTTTCTCCAGGCAACAGATACCAGTTCTGGAACAACATCATTTTCGGTCCCATCTGATGCAGGTGATCATGTTAATGTCTGGTTGAATGGGGTCCTGTTAGTAGAAGGAGCATCAAACGATTATACAACTACCAATACAACAGTAGTATTTGGAACTGCACCTGCAGATGGAGATATTGTCAGGATTGATGTAGTTGAATCTTTCTCATTACCTGATGCACTCAAATCTTCAGGTGATACCATGACTGGTCCCTTAAAATTGGATGGTGGATTAAAACAGCAAACATCACAGGATCTTTCAGGTACATATGCATATCACCAGATGATGGTCTCAGATGCATTTACAGTTGCTGGTGATGTAACAATTTCAGACAACCTAATATTAACTAAAATTTCTGATGATTCAAATGCAATCACTTTAACTGATGATGGATCAACCAGAACTATAACCGGGACTGGATCACTGGAGACATCGACAATTGCCCAGACTCCAAACCAAAGTCTCACAGGAATGACAGGGGAGATTGGGAGTGCTGTTACATTTCCTACTGGACATGTGGTTCAAACTAAATTCGCAACTACAAAGGTACAATATACTGTTACCTCCTCAATTGCGGCTACTGGGTTACATGATAGTATAACAATAACATCTGGGAATAAAATAAAAATACAAATGAATTACCAATTACGGACATGGGCTAATGGTTCTAACTCATGGTTAGCTGTATATACTTATCTTTATAGATCAACTGATGGTGGTTCTTCTTATAGTAATATGCACACTAATGGTTGGGCTTCACATTATAGGGACCATAAAGATAACTCACAATCACACATATACCATGATGGTGTTTACCCTATTCTTTGGTTAGATGAAAATCCTGGAGCAGCTACTGTTCATTATAAACTTTATGCAAAATTAGCTGGGGATGGGGGATCATACTCTGGTTGGCTTAGTGCAGATTCA